ATCTATCCAATCTTCTGGGATACTATCTTCAGAAAACCATCTAAATCCTTTAGAGGAGGCCCACTCAGCGTGATTGCGCTTTGTGCCGTCCTTCCTGCGCTTTGCTTGAGGCATGGGCGCATCAGGATTAGCAAACAAAAATACCAGTTCAATATCTTCTGGTAAAGCTTTTGCAATCCACACATACTTGTTGTATTCATTGTGATCCCAGAAACGACCTTTTGCCTCTAGATAAACTTTCTTTCCATCTATTTCACGAATGAAATCTGGGTGATAAGTATGTTCAACGATATAATTGGCTTGTTCGGAATGAATCTTCCAATCGTTTAGGATGCCTGAGTGTAGCTCATACTCCCAATTAGAATCGTATCCACGAACAGGTGCTTTGTCAGTAGGCCGCTTAACGCGAGCCTTCCTATATCCCTTTTTTATTTTTGGTTTCAATGTACTGTAGGTATTCCTTCAAAGTGAATCTTTAATACAGCATACAACTCAAACAAAAGATCATCGTCTATTGTTTCATCATCTGCTAGTTGTTTGGCGCAGAAGAAAATCAACGCCTCAAGAGTAGTAGCCTTCATCTTAAATCTATTGAAGTATAGCTGTCAATAGGTTTATCTGGGTTTTTAGTATATAAGGACTTGAGTTTTTTTCGTGTCCACTTTTCAGTGAACGCAGAATTATAAAAACAACCACCATTAAAGTAATGAGTTGTTTCACCTATATAGTTTTTATAATTATTTAAGTTTATCTTTTCTGCTTCTTCTTCGGGCATTAAACTTTGAAGCCATTCGACAGTAATAATTTTTACTTGACGATTGATCTTCTTCATTATCTTTTGGTTCATGTTATTTCCTCTACCCGTGGTGCAAATTCAACATGAGTAAAGTAAGCAGGCCCATTCGCATACTTAAATGTTCGTAAGCCTTGACCGTTATTAGAATCTTTATAGCATTCAAACTTATAAGAACAGTAATTACAGTTGCGGTTCAACTTCATGTTGCCTTTCTTACCTTCTGGTACAGACTCATAGCATCTTTCTGGAGGGGTTGCCAGCTTTAATGCTTTACGTGTGCGCTGTATCTGAGAGGTTATACTAGGCTTATCAAGCTCTTCTGGGCGATATAAGCATAGCTCACCGCTCTCTTTATTAATGACAAGGAAACCCCCTTCAGAGGACTTTTCAGCCTCTTCATAGCCAGCAAGCTGGGACATATAACCAAAGGGATCATCTTCACGCAGACGGCCCTCACGAAACTTATTGAAGGCTATCCTAGAAGCAGTCTTGACATCGACTACCTCACCATCTATCTTACAATCAATATGTCCTTTGATGCCACGAACATCGATCTCCTTCTGCTCGTCAGTAACTTTATGGCCTGCGGCCCTGACAAACATAAGAAGGATCTCTTCTAAGATATGTCCGTACAAGAACTTGATTTGTGTGGAGGGCGTTGGGCCTGAAGATTCAGTAGGCATATTCTGCTCATACCAAAGCTGTCTAGTGGGGCGACCAATGTTAGACATACGCAGAGTAAACTCTGAGTTCCTTTCGGATGGTCTAGCCCAAGCCAAGATGGAATCTTTCATACGCGCTAAAGTAAAGTCTAGATCTTCTTCCGATAAATTAAATTCACGGCCTTCGGATAAAGCTGAAAGCTGTCCATAAATATCGTCAATTAGTGTGTCAAGTTTCATTTCCTATGCCTTACGAATCGACACTTCCGTGTCTTTGAGTTGTAGTGGAGGTACTGCACACCAAGCTCTTTTTGAAGTTGGGTCTTTGCAGATAGTCTGCCATCTTTATAAGACTTGACATCTATCAAAGTGACCTCACCCTCTGGGTTTAGGGCAACAATATCTACCGGCCCTGTACACCCACAGTTCTTGAACACATGGTAGCCGTTGTCCCACAACCATGTAACGGCATAGTGTTCTGCTAGATCACCGACTCTGTTAGGCTCGTGCTGTGTTTTCATCTATGTCTTCCTTATATTTTATATGCCTTATAACTCTCGACCCATCTCGTTTATCCCCAGCATAAAAGATAAGCCCTAGTTTTGCTAGTTCATTAGGTCTGGATGTTATAGAGCTAGGAGATATCTCAGGAAACCTTTTTGTCATGTCTCTTATTGTAATCCCTCTTGCCCCCGCCTCTTCTACTAGGCCCAGAACAAAGGCCCTAGTTTTTGCTAAGGGTATTGAATAGGCGGCTTCTTTGCTTGTGCTTGGATCGTTTTTTCTGTGCAGTTTATGTGGACTTAAATCATCAAAAATATCAAGTTGTTTCACATTAGTGCGTTTCACTCCAGTTATCTCCTATCTTGTACTCTCCATCAAGCTCACAGAAAAGCTCAAGCTCTTCCCCCGTTCTACGAATAGCGTCTACACCTAACTGACCCACACAATCAGATTGTTTTTCTAAAGCTTCTATCTGCCATTCATCATGGACGTTGCAGACAAAGTGTGCGTCAAGAGTATTAAGTTTTATATCGTGGTGTAAGTTTATCATAGCGTGTTTCATAACGATAGCACCAGCACTTTGAAGTAGTGTATTCAGTGCGGCGTGTTCAGAGCGAACATATAGCTTGCGGCCATCTAGTCCTTTGAGGAAACCTTTTGAAGCCGCTCGTCCAACTGTGTCTTTAAGATGTTTAAATGCAGGGAGATTATCGAAGAAACGCTTTCTAAGTTTCGCACCATCACGCTTGTTTCCTCCAACCACACTGCCAAGTTTTTCATCTCCTGCTCCGTATAAGAGTGCATAGATAAATGTTTTTGCTTGATTTCGCGATTCAAGCCCTGCAAGTCGTTGGTTAGTTGAGTGTATGTCTCCGTGCAATATTTCATTTTTGAAGTCCTCATCCTTCATATAATGTGCAAGCATTCTTAACTCAAGGCCACTAGCATCAATACCAATTAGCTTATAGCCCTTTTCTACAGTCCAACAGGCTCGACACTCTTTGCCGTAGGGTGCAGAAACACTAGGAACCTGTGCCATATTGGGGCTGTTGTGTGTCATGCGACCTGTTATAGTGCCATTAGGATTTACAAAGCCTCTTACGCGCTCATCTTCATGGGTCGCTTTAAGCCAAGAAGACACCTGTGCTATACGCTTTTGTAATAGAAGATACTCTGCAATAAGTTTTGCTTCAGGTATATCTTTAATCTTGCTGAGTGTGGACTCATCTACAATCGGCTGTCCTGTAGGGGTAAACTTTTTTGGCTTCCATCCAAAGTCAATTAGATATTCACCTATCTGTTTACGTGAGCCAAGATTAAAAGGAACTTCTTCAATGCGTACAGCCTTACGCTTGGTAGCAAGCTCTTCATATTCTTCTTGAGTTAGGCGGCTTTTCTTTTCTGATCCTTGGATAAGGGCCATCTTAGATAGCGCACCTGTCTTTGTGAAGTGTGGTAGCAAAACAGTTTTAAGTTGCTTGGGTCTGAAGGTCTTCTGAACTTCACGCTCTACTTCTTTGAGGCGGTCAGTTAGTTCGGCTTCAAGGAGTGTAGCCGTGCGAATGTCCAATAAGAATCCATGATCCCTTTGTTCTGCAATAATCTTTAGGGTGTCATGTTCTATTGTTACTGACTGTCGGCTGAAGCCACGAGACTCAGACTTTAGTTGGTTAAACATCTTTGCATTGAGGACAGCATCATTGCGACAATAGTTCAACATCTCTGGGGTGTACTCCCCAAACTCTGTATGATCTATTTTTTGTAGTCCAATGCGATAGCCCCAAGACTCAAGACTATGACCGCCCTCTCGTGTTGGATTAAAGAGACGCGATAGTACGAGAGTGTCTACAATCGCTCGCCCCTCTGTTAGATCTACGTTGTGTATCTTCTTTATAGCTGGCAGATCATACCCAATAATGTTATGACCTATCAGCTTCTCAGCAGTCGTAAGAAAGGCAAGGCCGTTAACAATCTCAGTAGGCCCAAAGGTTTTGGTTTCACCAGAGTCAGGATCAACTGCGGCAATACACCAAATCTTTGTAGGCTCTAAACTGTCTGCCTCAATATCAAATACTATGCTCTTCATAATTCAATCTCATTTTGATCTTCTTCTTCCATTGCGATCTCGCTGAGTCTACCAGTATCTTTATCATAAAACAAATGGGTGGCTATCCCTGTGTCTCCTGTATAACGAGACTTGAGGACACGAACCTTAGTGGTACTGGCTTCAACAGGATCTTCGGCTTGTTGGTTGCGCTCCAAAGATATTACTGAATCAGATAGCTGTGCGATACTTTGCGATCCTCTCATGTGACTGAGGTTTACTTCTATACCATTTTCGTGACCGCGATTGCCATCAACTCTTCTAAGGTGTGATACAAGTATCAGACCCACACCTGTCTCTTCTACTAGCGTTCTGAAGTTGTGCATAATAGAGTCAATGTTACGGCGCTCGTCACCATCAGTAGTCATAGAGAGAAGCATATGCAAGTGGTCAAAGATAATCCACTTACACTCAAGGCCCATTGCCATAAAGCGTAGCTTAGAGAATACACTATCAACATCATTCATCCCAAGGTGGGCATGGATATAAACTCTATTCTCGTTATTGCCGCCATAGAGGACATTAAAGAAATTATCTAGTTCTTCTTCGCTGTACTTGGCCCTAATACTATCAATGTGCAGACGATCATTAGCCTCAATAGAAAGGATGCCATCAACTGTACGCCGCCAATCTTCTTCAAGAGCTATGACACCAACACGATCATTAGTATTAGTAATCAACCAATGCTGAAGCTCTCGCGTCACACTAGACTTACCAAGACCTGTACCGCCCGTCAAAGTAATCAGTTCTTTCTGCCTTAGCCCTTCAAGCTTGTCGTTAAGGCCGTGCCAAGGATAAGGTATTGATTCTTTCTTCTCGCGCTTCTTGTAGTTCTCACGCTCTTCACTGACGTTTAGAATCCCAGACGGTGTATAAAGTTTTGAAGCCCACCATGAAGTAACGTAAGCTTTGTGGTGGCCCAGCTTGAGCATTTCATTAGGATCTTTGAACTCAGTGGGCAGTGTGAGTATCTTAGCTTTTCCCGGCTTAATGATACGTGCCACTTTCTTTGCGGCATCTCTTCCGGGCTTGTCGTTGTCGAAAGAAATAACCACCGTATCAAATGATTCAAGGAACTCAAGATTTTCTTGAACGTCTTTGACTGCACCCTGCGCTCCATTCTTAACAGATACAACCGGCCATTTACTCCCCAGAAGTTCGTATGCCGCCATAGCATCACACTCACCTTCAGTGATCGTAATATATTTACCGCCCGTCTGTGCAATCTGTTGGCCAAAAAGGCCAGTGCCTTTGGGCGAGCCTGTCCAAGTAAATGTTTTATTTTCTCTACGGATTTTAGTAGCGACTTCTTCATTGTTTATGTACGCAGGGTAGTGGTGTTCAATGATTTTGCCCGACTCATCTTTGACTGATCGGACACCATATTTCTTTGCAGTCTCTAGTGAGATTAGTCGGTCTGTTAGTGCATGATAAAACACACTTTGTGTATCCTTAAATGAATTGTTGTCGTTAGATCTTTTGAAGCTGTTGAAGTCTGCCACATTGCCTCCCATTGCAGATTCATAATCTTTAAAAAAGGTTCCACAACTGAAGCATTTTGCAGAACCGTTTTCGTTTACGGAGACAGGATCACTGCCCCCGCAACTTGGACAAGGTTTCTGATAGGCCACAAAGTCGCCCATGTTTATTCCTCCGTTTCATCGTCCTCGACAATAGCAACATCTTCTAGATACTCTTGCATCTTCTGGTGCAGTGCAACTGCCGCCGCTTGAGCAATAGTAAGATCAGATTGAAAACCATCAATACGGCTTTGTACAGTCGCTAAGAGTTGGAATGTTGCCTGACCTTCATCAGACAACAAGCTAACATCATAGGTTTTATCCTCGTTTGTATATCTCCACATTACAGTTCATCTCCATCGTCATCTTCAATATCAAACTCAGCACCATCAGGACTAGAATACTCTATAAGGTCTAAGACTTGCATAGCTTGTAAGTCAAGTCCTTTGTAAACAGTGCCATTCCAAGTAGACTCCCACTCTTTGTATTGCACCTTTACCTTTGAACCATTACCAACCGCTACGTTCATTGGTTGCTTGTGCTTGTCTAAAAGTTTTGGTGCTGAACGGATCATGCCGTTTGGCCCATTAACTTTACGCTTGATAAGAAGTGCTGGGCCTTCTTCCATATCCTTGACGGTGAAGCCACGCGACCTAAAGTCACTAGCAATTTCTTCATCAACAACAAGGTTTACAGTGTACACCGGAGTAAAAGTTGTATTCGGTGTAGTAACTGAAGCCCAATATGCAACGCCTTCAACAAGTGCCATAAATAAATCTCCTAAGATTTGTTAAATAGAAAGGTAATATAACGCGGTATACAACTACAAACATAATCTTCAGTCAAAGTAACTCCCTCCTTTTTTGACGTTAGACTAATCCAACTGAGCATATTCTTCACCGTATCTGATGAGGGCAGATTAGTACCTAGACCCATCACAAAAGCACGACAAAGAGCATCCTCAACATTAAAGACTTCATCATCCATTAATTGTAATCCCCCGTTAGGATGGTCATCTTTACAAGATCTAATAAGAGATTAAACTTCTCCATCTCTATATCAGATACTATTCTTAAATCTTCTCCTGTATCAACAATAAGAATAAAAGGATATCTTAAAGCTTCTTCACCAGTAGAATCTTCTAGTTTCGTAAGACCTTCAGTTAGCTTTTCATTTAAAGACTTAGACTTGTCTTTAGTAAAGTTACCTTGTATTACTTTCAACGATCACCTCCTGATCCTTGAATCACTCCACGCTCCGCACGACTCTGGAGCTTGGACAGATTGTACTGTGCAACTTCAGAAAAGTCAACCCCATTATCTCTTAAAAGCATTGCAAGATTCCAGAGTACATCACCAGCCTCTGAAACTATATCATGCCTATCTATTTGTTTGTTATCTCCACGCAACATAGGCTTGATAAACAGATCAGATAACTCTGCTGACTCTACCATCAAAGATGCAATAGGATAAAACTTATCTTGATATAAAGCTGTTGTTCCTGCTCGTGTTTGATATTCATCGAATGTCATGTTAAGCTCCAAATATCTTTCCGACTAAACCGCCTAGTAACATTACTGCCGCAATAGTATTAATCATTATGAGCGCACGATCACGCCACATAAATCCCACGACAGCCCATAGCGCAGTACCAGCAAAACTTAAAAACATATCATACACTTGTAACTCTGGCACTCCAGTACTTCTTAAAGAGATAGCAACTAGCAACCAGATACTGGCGATCCATTTGAGATGCCAATCCAAAGTTCCTTTGGGTGTTGCACTCTTAATGATTCGATTGCTGTGTTTAATTTCTTCAACCGAATACTCTTTACCTACATCTGATACAATGGTATCATCAATCACTTTCTAGCTCCTTTATTAACCAGCCTAAATAGACCTGTGCTTTCTTGAGATCCTCTTTGCCATTCTTGTATTCGTACCTCCAAAGGTATTTCAAGCAGTTACCCTTGAGATATCCTTTAAATTCCTGTGGGTGCATTGAAGCTTTGATAGCTTGAATAGCTTCAATGGCCCCCTTGTTATAATGATCTGGCTTATTCACCACATCATGTTTATCTTCCGGGTGATAAAGTTTTCCATAGACCGTGTTGCTCTTAGATATACGATCCCATTCTGCTGGGGCTACGTCATCAATGCTCATAGGTATCCTCCATATTTTAGATACTCACCGATTGTAATACCAATAGAAAAGAAACTTACTATCACCAAAGCAAACACGTACTCTGGCGATTCTTTAATTAACAACCAAGTTTTTTTCAACATAAAACCTCCATAGTTTTTCAATGGGATCTAAGCTGTCTGCATCCATTACAAACCTTTCTCCATAGCCAAAGTCTTTTTTGTAGGCTTTTTCAAAAAAAGTTTTCCTGCCGATACAGCCATGTAGTTTAAAAATTTCAGTGTCATCAGTTGCGCCGTAAAGAACTGCAACTTTAGCCGCAAAAGATTTTTCAGAGTCAAATATTAAAGGGCCATCAGTGTGTGAGCTACACTTAACATCTACTGATGTTTCACCCAACCAAAAATCTATACCTCCATCAGACAAAACATTCACAACGGGCAAGGGTAAATTAAAGAGACGGGCAAATAAAAACTCTGCCTTGAAAGCGAGTATATTATTTTTAGTTCTCGTGTCCATGCCTTTTTTATCTGTCATTCTTGGAACAATACCCTGCATTTCACAAAGTCTAACAGTATCCTGCCCCATAAGGATAGAGTCGTGATGGTCTTTAGGGTTTAATTTAAAGTACATTTGTCCACCTCATTGGCCTCCCCTTTTGTAACCAATCAAAAAACTTGAACTCATAATATTTATTGTAGGCCGTAACAGTGTTGGGATCTTTGAACTCATCTGGCATACACTGAGGTGGAGCAATAAACCCAGAGCTTTCAATGTTTTGTGGGGCTTTGCTCGTAAAGAACTTTAGCTTGTTCCAGCTTTTGTGGTTATGTTTGAAGCGCCTTTCAAACTCTAGGCTGAGTGCTTGAAAGTGTTCGTACAACCACTCGTAATGTTCTTTGCTCTGCCTAGCCCACACAGTACTAGGATGGTTGACATGAGCCGCAAGATAAAATTTATCGTCGTGCTTATCAAGCACCCAGCGTTTAGCTTTACGGCCTGAGTCAGTGCGGCCCTCGACAAGATTACCATCAAGGTATCGATGTGCCGTAGATAATATTTGTGCAGTCTCTAGCGGCATCTTGACAACGTGTTGGTCGCATAGGCTTTCTGCAGCCTTGCGTGGACATTTACTACGGTAAAAAATATTCATGTTAGTCTCCGTGATCTGACCAATGATAGTCTGCATTGCTCATCTCATCAGCAATAAGATCAAATATATAATCAGTATTGAAATAGCTACTGACATCCAATCCTGCCAAGTGGCCTCCAACCATCTC